AATGATGAACAGATATATGTTTTAGATTATGTGACTGATTCAGAGACTGAAAGGAATGAATGGTTAACAAATAGTATCCTACCTTGGGTTCGGAACCATCATCGTGATGTATATAATAACTTAATCTCTGATGTTAGAATCATTGATGATAACATTCTACCTTATGTTAGAGGTTCATTTAATGACACTACTGAAATTACATATAGTAGTGGGTTCAGTATAAGTAGTTATGAAATAGATAGTGATGTTGATCCAGACACTGGTGTTATCGACGGAGGAGATTTTATTCGTGGTTCAATCAATGTTTATGGTAACGATACTGTTATAAGCCTACTCTATTCCGACTATCTAAAAAATATAGAACTTAAGACATCTAGATCTTGGTTAAAATCTTACAATGCACCATATTGTTATTTAAGTGATGAGGAATATATAACTACATATGATGCTTTAACCGCAGATCCGAATAATTCTAACTATATCACTTACTTCTCTGCTGAAGAGGAAGAGAATGAATCTAAAAGAAGTATCCGTGTATTGAGAGATTCTGATGTACAGCCGTTTGCAGACTATTATAAAGAACTGATTAATGAATAATATATCAAAGAATATTGATTCTGGTACTAATAAGAGTGTCACTCCAGGCGCATACAAGATAAAGTCTATTGAGTTTTTCAATCACATTGATGAATCATTTGAAATTCAGAATGTTGTAACGAAGCTTGTTATAACTGAAAGTATTTACTCTAACACTCTTATATGTAAAATTTCGGTTCGGGATACAACCAATCTTGTTGAAGAGTTTCCATTGATCGGTCAAGAGAGAGTCAAAATAAAACTTGGTCAATTTGGAGAAGATGGTTCTGATAAGGAAATCGATTTAGAATTTTATGTTACCGAATACCCACTGTATGGTAGAGGAAGAGAGAAGCATATTCAGGCATTTTCTTTTAGTGGTATTTCCAAACACGCATATGTTTCAAGGTTTAAGAAAATATCCAGGGCTGTAGATGGTCTTACATCGGATGGAATAAGCAACATCGTTTCAAATGATTTAGGATCAGGTTCATTCGTCTTGAATAATCCTCCCATATCAAAGTTTAAAGGAACGATTAACACACAGACACCATTGGATGCTATTGAGTGGTTGAGAAAGAAAACATATGATGATAAGAAGGCACCCTATTACTTCTTTCAAACATTAAATGGTGATGTCAATCTATCTTCTCACACGGAGTTGGTTGAACAGGATGTTTACTTTGATTATTATAGCACTAGAGACTTTAATTATGATCCAAACTCTGAAGAAGATTATCTACAAAGGAAACATAGAATACTTGAAATTACATCTGATCTTAAATTAGGAAAAATATTTCAGGCTATTGATGGTGCGTATGCTTCAGAAAATTTCTATCTTGATGTGGGTAATAAAACTTTCACATCTACAGAATTTTCTTATTCAGGTAAATTTATTAAAGGAGAAGGTAAAGAGCCGCCCGCCCGTGTAGGGCTTGATCCAGTAAATAGTTTAGGAAAGAAGACACCAATATCTTCAGACTTCTTAATCGATAATGCTCCTATCAATGAGAATTATCAGTCTCACCATGAGTATGTCTCAACGAATGCTTTTGCTTTTGGTGAGATAGAGAAAAACTATAATGAGATGAAAAAGGAAAGTGGAGGGATCACAAAGGCATACGTTGAAAATCTCGAATCAGTTACACATGATTTAAAATTGTTTGGAGACTATGAACTGAATGCTGGTAAGGTGATTGATGTTAACTTGCCGCGGGCGGTAGAACCAGATATTCAAAAGGATATACTAAAGAAGTCTGATGATGGATATTTTGATAAACATCTTTCGGGTAAATACTTAATTACCTCTTCTATACATACATTTGAGAATGGAGAGTATTTCACACAGGTGAAAGTAAAACGTGATTCATTCACTATTAATTTATAATTATGAGTACAGAAAATTTTATGCAAAACGGTGGAGCATTCCACTGGTTCACTGGAGTCGTTGAGGATATACAAGATCCGAAAGAGATGGGTCGCATTCGTGTGAGATGTTACGGCTTTCACACAAAGAATAAAGAAGATCTTCCAACTGAATCACTACCATGGGCTTCCCCAATGCTTCCTGTGACATCTGCATCGATGACTGAGTTGGGAACTTCAGCAACAGGATTGTTAAAAGGTTCTTGGGTGATTGGATTCTTTAGAGATGGTTCGAATGGTCAAGACCCTATTATAATGGGTTCTATTCCTTCCATGTCTTCACTTGTAGATTATCAGTATGGTTTTACAGACCCTGAAAAAAGATATCCAGTGAATACAAAACTTGATATTGCTGAGACTCCATTAGCCGCTAAGAGTATTGATGAAGCCTATAAGAAAGCATTCTCTTACACGAAGAAGAAAGAGTTAAGAGAGGCACATGATGTTGTTCCTACAGCAAATGCTGCTCATGAAAACAATTGGGTGTTCCCAGATATTGATTCAGTTATAGCACCACAATATCCTAAGAATCATGTCATTGCTTATGAGAAAGCGGCCGATACTTTAGAAGATTCACACATTGTTGAATTCGATGTGACACCAGGACAGGAAAGAATCTCAACCATTCATAGAACTGGTACGTATAGAGAGATCACTCCAACTGGAGATGAGACAAGTGTTATTGTTGGAAATGATTTTCAAGTTGTTGTTAAGAACCAGAATGTAAATGTGATTGGTAATTGTAATCTCACAGTTGATGCGAGTTGCTCGACATACATTAAAGGTAATTGGAATATTCAAGTTGATGGTAATGTTGTTACTAACATTGGAGGTAGTTATGAAGAGAATATTGGCTCTACATTAAAGCAGACTACTGGAGGGCCTGTTACTGAAACTTATGGTGGAAATCAAGTAACAACTGCTCCAAATATCTTACTCAATTAGTATAAATAGAATATATGGGTAATAAATTTTCAGATAACAACACGGGGAGATCTACACTGACTTCTCGTAGAAGATTATACGCAGATCTGCCCCTGTCATTTACTGTTCACCCTAATACGCAAGATATCACATCATTGAATGATATTGATGCTGTGAAACAAGCTGTGAAGAACCTTGTATTAACAAACTTTACTGAGAGACCTTTTCAACCTAGAATAGGATCAAATATTACAGCACTGCTATTCGAACCCGCTGACCCATTTACAGAAATGGCTATCAAGGATGAGGTTCTTAGAGTTTTGGATGAGTATGAACCAAGAGTGAATGGTGTTTTTGTTGAAGTGATTGATGAATCCGACCGCAACTCATATCAAATTAATATTCAATTCAATGTAATATTTTCTGACCAAAGAGAAGAAACTAATTTTTACCTCGAACGCACACGATAATGGCACAATTTAATGTAACAGAACTAGACTTTGATAGGATTAAAGAAAATCTTATCAGTTATTATAAAAATTATCCCGGCGATAAGTATAAAGACTTCGACTTCGAAGGTTCAGGTCTTAATATGATGATGGATATCCTGGCGCATAATACACACTATAATGCGATCACTGCTCATACTTCAATCAATGAGACATTCCTTGACTCCGCACAACTAAGATCAAATGTTGTATCCCGCGCTAAACTCTTGGGTTATACTCCAAATAGTATTAGATCTGCTAACTGCGGACTCACATTAGAATTTAATGGATCAGTTAATAACTCTGAAGAAACATTCACACTTGATGCAGGAAAGAGAATTACAACAAGTCTTAATGGAAAGACATATACATTTATCACTGTTGAGGATTACACTACAACTTTAGTTGGTGGAAAATATACATTCTCTAATATAGTATTCCACCAAGGGATTCTAAAGAGACAAAGTTTTATTGTGCGAGATGCTGCTGGCAAAGGTCAGAAGTATGTATTGAAAGATAATACAGCAGATGTATCTCATTTGAAAGTTAAAGTTTATGACAATACTTCAAGTGATAGTTTTTCAATTTATAATAAGTTTACTACATTCAATGATGTGACAGATCGAAGTGAGATTTATTTTATCACAGAAAATCATGATGGAAATTATGAAATAGAATTTGGTAACAATGTTTATGGAAAGAAACCGAGTGGTCAGAATATCATTGAACTTGAATATATAAGTACGTTTGGTGAAGAATCAAATGGCGCGACATCATTCACATGGGCATCGAGTAACCCTGCTCCAATCTCTATTACATTGGAATCACGGGCGAGTGGAGGAGCAATAAAAGAAGATATTGAATCAATTCGTTTCAATGCACCTTTAACCTTTGCATCTCAAGAGAGAGCTGTTACAGTTGATGACTATCTAGCCATAATTAAAAGAGATTTTCCTGCAGCAAGTGTTGTGTCTGTGTGGGGTGGTCAAGATAATGATCCACCACAATATGGTAAAGTTTTTGTATCAGTAAAACCTAATTCTGAAAATGCATTAACTGACATACAGAAAGATGAATTGAAGGGATTACTTTCTTCAAAAAATGTTGCATCAACTATTCCAGAGATTATTGATCCAGATTTCACATATTTATATTTTAATATATTCTTTAAATATGATTCAAATCAAACAGATCTGAATAAATCCGATCTTGAAACACTTGTTAGAAATGAATTAATAAGTTATAATACAAGTGTTCTGCAAAGTTTCAATACAGTGTTCCGCCACTCCAATTTCCTTAGATCGATCGACACCGTTGAATCATCTATCCTTAGTACAACAGCGAGAGTCTTCGTGTATAAGAAAAAGGATTTGGCTAAGTTTGATACAATATCATCAGAGTTATCATTTGGTTTTGAAATCTATGGAGACATTGATGATTCAGAATCCTATATATCATCGGATGAATTTAAATATCAAGACTACTCTGTTAGACTAGGAGATGAACCTCTATCAAATACAACAAGACGAATCTATGTGTATAGAGTTGATGCTTCTGGGACAGAGATAAAAATGATCAACGATGTTGGAACTTTGACACCGATCACAGGACTACTTCGATTCAATCCCATACCCACTGATACGACATCGACAATTAATGTATATTGTACTCCAGCATCGAATGATGTTGTTGCTAAGAGAAATAACTTGTTACAGATTGATTCTAATAAATCAATTGTATCGGGAGATGTTGATACGATTTCTGTCGGTGGTGCTGCAGGTGCAATTGATTACACAACATACAATAGACATAGTTAATGGATATTTCAATAGCAACTGCGAGACCCGCAACAACTGAGGCGAATACTGTCGAGTCTTTGGTGCCCATGCATCTAAGAGAAGGCGCGGATAACTTCATTGGCTTCATTGAAGATTATTACTCTTATATGAATACAGATGGTTTACCATCACAAGAGATTAATAACATCTTAACTGAGCAAGACATTGATCGAACTTCTGCACAATACATTGATTCAATTCAAGCTGAAATTGCTAAAAATATTCCAAGATCTGCAGCATTTAATAGAGTTTCCTTATACAAGAAAATTGTAAAATACTATCTCACGAAAGGCTCAGAGGATAGTATCATTAATTTCTTTAAGATCTTTTATGATGATGTTATCTCGATTCAATATCCAAGGGAATTGTTATTCAAGCCATCCTCTGGTGACTATAATGGTAGTATGTATAGAGATACTAAAGGGTTTGTTTCTAACTCGGATGTTCTACAGGATAGTTATTTCTGGCAGGATTTCTCTTATGTGATTAACTCATCTATTGGTGCTTCTGAATGGAAGAATGAATTTAATAAACTTGTTCATCCCGCGGGCTTTAAGTTCTTTGCTATACTTTCACTATTGATTGTTCGAAGAACCAATTGGATCGGGAGATTTGTTAGATTTAATTCTTTCACTAGAACATATGAAACCACACTGCCAAGAAATTACAGGGATTTGTATAAAACACATGATTATAATGATCTTGATTGGTTGAAGAGTTTAACTCCACCGCATAAATCAGGTATCAATGAAAGATATAGCGATAGTGTTGGCGATCATATGCCGATGTTTCAATATGGTCTCTTGGGTAATATAGCCACGCGATCCATCGCCACCATACTCAATTATGATGATGCGACATTCTTAAGACTTGTTATATTCATCACCAATTACTTCACCAAGTCAGACTCTGACAGTTCTATAAGAACTCGAAATGATTATATTCAAAATTTAAAATTCTTGGATACAGATAGTATTAGTGAATATAAAAATGTGCCAATAGATCATGGTCTTAAATTTAATTATAATGATATTAAATTCCCATCGATCGATCCATTAGTCTATAGCGATAATCGGCTTGGTCGTGGTGGAGATTTCATAGTTGAGCAATCAACATCTGATGTGATGTTATTGACACAAGACGGCGGAAACAACTTATCTGATAATTATGAAAACCGCAGAATTTTCTCGAATATATCAAGTTTCATAACAATTATTGATGAATCACCTCCTATTGGAATTATAACGATAGATCAATCTGAATCCTCGCCCGCGATATCATCTCTAAATATAATTACACTATCGGGTGATCAATTAATATTAATATAGTATAAATAGTAGATATGGGTATTTTAATTTCAAATTTAAGTAGTACGACAAATATTGCGAATAGTGATAGTCTTATTTTAGATCAATCTGATAAGACTGTTAAAATCACACTCGATGAATTGTCCACACATTTTTCATTAACTGAATTGCAGGCGGATGTTGAATTAGATAATCTGGCTGCCATTAGTAATTATACTGTTATAGGTAATGTAAGTGGAGCCAGTGCTAAGCCGAGTGAAGTCGCCATCCTTAATCAAAACAGTTTGGCTTCGAATAGTTCGACTGCACTGGCCACACAGAGTAGTATCAAATATTATGTTGATGGGCATGTTTCGACACTGCAATTACAGATAAATAATCTCGGAGACCTGCTTGTAGGTGATAGTCCGCAAGGTGGAAATTCGAGTCTTTATGATGTGTGGCCGGATTCACCCAACACAGACTCTCCTCCAATTGGTGGCCCTCTCGTCGTCGCTGCGGGAAATCGTGGATATCTATTAACACAGGGGACTTTAGTAGATTACATTGATACAAAGGTTACAGGTATTTTACCTACACAATTAAGCACTGGTGCTCCTGTATGGGATGTCTCTGGTTATGTGACATTAGGCGCGGAGGGAGTGAACAACGATCACCTTGTTACAAAGGGATATGTTGATTCTGTTGTCCCATCAGGTGCTGTAGGAGGCTCCTCAGTATTGAGATATGGTGAGATAACTGCTGGAAATCTTTCTTTCGCCAACACAACCAACGATCCAAATCCAACGACATCTGGTGATTTTACAACTGTTCGATCGAGCGGTATTAATGATGGTGAAAATTTCTTCACCTGCACGTTTAATACACCTCTATCCAATGCTAATTATAATGTTATCATTGAAATATTTTCAAATGACGGCGATACACTTGATTATGATAATGAAGTTACTACTGTTACTACAGCAAAATCGACAAATGGTTTTCAGTTTAATGCCGAAAGTGGCGCATACCTGCGCCGCGGCCAGCTGCTGCCCACGGATGTCAGCTTCAATGTAAGAATCGAATCGAACAGTGCTGCAGCCATTACTACAAGTCAGTCATGGTCTGCGGTCAGCCCAGCTTATGTTGAAGAAACAGATTACACAAATAATACTGGTTCTCCACTGGTAGTTCGCTTATATGCT